AAAATATTCAATAGTATAATTGCGGAACAGTTTAAACGAGGCAAAGGTAAAAAGTTAGCTGGAGAAGTTGAACTTATTGCAGACCCGAATAATTTAATACCTTGGAAAGCTTTCACTATAGCAGTTAGAGCATTTGTAAGAAAAAAGAATAAAGGTGCAACTCTATGGCAAACAGTAGGTGTACCTGAAGTAGATGACCATTCACTTACTTTTAAATATAAAAGAAAGCCAGATTCTAGAACTAAGACTGGAAAGAAGAAAGGTAATATAGAACGAGCTTTTAATGAGATGTTAAAAGAAGCTGTAAGGAGTTTTTTAACTGAATTGAAACCTACTCAAATCATATATTCTCATGGTAAAGGATTACCTAGAGAGTTTAGAAATATTGACGATGGAGTATTGACGGGTGGAAGCGCTCCTTCAATGGGAAAATTTCCTGGAGGAAAAGGAACTGTATCTCATCATGCTATTGCTACCGAAATGTGTAAGCTATTAGGAGCTGATGCACAAAAAATAGCTAACAAACCTGGTTTATATAGAAGATTAATGAGAGTTGTGGATGCTAAAATGCAGGATATGTTTGAAAGTAATTCTCAAGTTAGAAAACAAAGAAGTGAAAAAGAAATAAAAGACACTTTAGTATATGATGCAAATTTGGTTTTAGAGACTAGAGATAACCCAGGCGGACCTGATGGCGAAATAGTAGCTGAGATGAAGAGGTTCTTAAGACTAACCCAAGAAGAGTTTATTAAGGAAGTTCACAAACTGACTAAAATGAACAAGCAATCTATTGGAAATTTATGGTCAGGAAGTACAAATACTGTAGAGGCTTTAAAACTGATTGGCAGAGGAGATTTAGTAACCAAACTCGGAAGAATAAATAAGAAAAAAGCTAGAGTAGGTAAAAGTGGCGGCTTAGATATGAGATTCAAAGAAAACAAGGAACTCATAGCACAGATGCAAAAAGCTATAAAAGATAAATCTTCAGGTAAGACTAAAACAAAAAGAAAAGGAAGACCTAAGTCAAGAACTGTAACTTTATCTGCAGGTGTAATGGGTACTAAATATAAAAGCAAATCTAAAAGTAGAGTTGACCAAGCAGTAGGACAAAATCCACTAGCACTAGCAACACTTATAAATAGAGCATTACCAGAAATAGTTGCAAGTAAAATGACAAGTCCTGCACTAAATTTTAGAACAGGTAGATTTTCAAGAAGTGCCGAAGTAAAGAATATTACAGTAGGCCCAAGAGGAGGTACAGCGGTAGAGTACACATATATGAAAGACCCTTACCAAACCTTCGAACCAGGATTCGCAATGGGAAGTACACAAAGAGACCCAAGAAAAATAATTGGCGAAAGTATTAGAGAAATAGCACAGGGGATAGTAGGCAATAAGTTCTTAACAACTAGGAGAGTATAATGGAAAGCAGTTTAGCAAGGAAACATACCACGCGTAGACGCGCCATTGTAGAAGCACTAGCATTACAATTAGAGCAAATTAATGGGCAACCTCCTTTCAGAACATCAGTTAGTGATGTAGAAAGAAGACTAAAATTCTGGGATGAAGTAGCAGAATTTCCTACAATACATGTAGGAGCAGGAGCAGAAACTCGCGAATATGACGGTGGTGGGTTTCGATTTAGATTTTTAAGAATAACAGTTCGAGTTTATGTGTCAGATGATAATGATGTCATTGAAGCACTCGAAGAACTGTTAGAAGACGTTGAGACAGTACTAGAGGATAAAGATCCCTTAACGTACTATGATTCAACAGGAGCATCTCAATCTACGGTACAGACTAGTATCTTATCCGTGGACACAGATGAAGGAGTACTCGAACCTCTCGGCGTTGGTGAAATAGCGATCGAGATTCGATATTAAATAGGAGAAAAGAATGGCATTTTTCTTTAGTAGAGACACCAAAGTATTCATGTCCTTTAGTTTGGATGGAACAACAGCTAACACAGCTCTTTATGAGATACCTGTATTAGACGGTTTTACATTCAGCCAAGGAACAAACACTTCGGAAATCACATTAAATGAAGCCGCAAACTCGACTGGCTATAGTAAAAGAGGTAGAGCAATGTTTACTGACTCTTTTGCACCAGCTGAATGGAGTTTTTCTACTTACATGAGACCTACCAAGTCTGGATCTGCAGATGCAGGCGCCAGTAAAAACCATGGTGGAAACGCAGACGTATTTGCAGTAGAAGGTCCTTTATGGGCAGCTATGTCAGCAAATACTTATGATAGAGCGATTGGCGGTAGTGGAACAGGAGATTTTGCAAATAATGCAGCGACTTACGAGCCGAAGCATTTTAACTTTGCAAATTCAAACCAAGTAACTCTAGGAACATTTGATTTATTCTTTGTTCTAGGAGCATCTAAAGACACAGCTACAGCTTCGTACGCTACTGGCGTTGAAGGTGTAACAGTCTATAGAGTAGGAGATTGTTCAGTCGGTTCTGCATCAATTGATTTTGACATTGATGGCATAGCACAGATTGCATGGTCAGGACAAGGAAAACAAGTTAATGAAGTAGTATCATTAAGTACTGCAGCTTCAGGCTCAGTAGATACTGGCGCAGAAACTTACGGTTACGCTTTAGGTGTTATAGATGAAGGAGTAGGTTCTACTTCTAACTTTATAAGACAAAAATTAACTGACTTAACAATGACATTTGATATTTCATCTGCAACAGGTTCAGTAGCTGGTAGCGCATTAGATGCTGCTGGAAACGGAACTACAGACATACCTTACGGTGTGACTTTAACAGGTGGAAACATAACAATTGAAAATAACTTAAGTTACCTAACACCAGAAACTTTAGGTACAGTTAACCTACCATTAGGACATGTAATGGGAACAAGGTCAGTATCAGGAAACTTTACTTGTTACTTGAATGACACAGCGAATGGATCATTAGATCTATTTGAAAGACTGCAAGAGTCTAGAGGTGTAATAACAAATACTTTCGACTTGAAATTCAGTATTGGAGGATCTTCATCTTCTACTCACTGTAATGTTCATGTTGCGAAGGCGCATCTCGAGTTGCCAACTCACAGTTTTGAAGATGTAGTATCTGTGGATGTAAATTTCCACGGTTTATCTACTGATTTATCTTCAGCAACTGGAAGTAACGCAACAAATGAAGTTGATATATTATACGCAGCTTCGTAATTTAAATTAATTAGGGAGGGTTTCGGCCCTCCCCCTTTATAGGAAAAGAAATGACAGAAGAAAAGAAATCACCAGTATCACTCAAGAGTTTATTAACTCCAAGTAAGACTGTTTCTATAGAAATGCCTGGTTTTGAAGGCTTTGAATGTAGACTAACTTATCTCGCTAGAGAAGAGTTACTCAAATTAAGAAACAGAAGTGTAAAGCAAGTTTTGAATAAAAAAACTAGGGCATATGAAGAACAGCTTGATAACGATAAATTCTTAGTAGAATACTGCAAAGCAATTATCAAAGGCTGGACTGGCTTAAAGTATAAGTACTTAGAAGAGCTTCTATTAGTTGATACAAGCAAATTGAACCTAGACGACAATCTTGAATACACAGAAGAAAACGCAGAGCTTCTTATGAAGAACTCAGGCGATTTCGACAACTGGGTATCTGAAACTGTTGGTGAATTGGAAAATTTTACCAAGAGCAAGTAGAACTAATACTTGCTTTATTAAAAAGACAATTCGCAGAGAATATAGATTTAGCAAAGTATCTAAATATTTGTGAACAGTTAGGCCAAGAACCTGACCCTACAAAAATGCCCCCTGAGATGGAAGACTATCCATCAGAAGTTCAGGAGGCATTTTTAGTACATTCGTGCTTACCAGATAGATGGGACGGTATGAGTGGTATGTTTATGGGAAAAGACTGGTCTGCCTTGGGCGCATTATTAGATGTTTTTAAAATCGAAGATAAAAAGACAGTTGTTTGGTTCTTAAAAGCTATTGACGATAGAAACTCACAATCTATTAATGAAAAAGTCTCTGAGAGACAAAAGCGAGCCGATACAATGGCGAAAATGAAGAGCTAAATGAGTAAGAAAATTGATGGCGGAACCGTTGAAATAAAAGGTAAGGCTGATTTAAAAGACATAATTAACCAAGGAAACAAAGCAGGTAAAGCCTTAGAC